GGGGAAACGCCCTTGGGCACCTCCGCCGAGTTGAATCTCGGGATGTTCGCTGGCCTTGACAGGCTCCCAGCCTTCGCGGAGCTTCGAGGAGACATTCATTGGGTCATTGGTACCCAACGTGCTAACGCGAATCCAACGAAAAGCGTAGCCGTCTTCCGGGTTCGGATCGGGCAACAGTTGCGGAGGCATCCAAGTTTTCGGACGCTCCAACTTGGCACGGGTGTCAAGTTCTCGGGGATTTCGTTCAGCCATTTTGTTTCCTCATTTCTTCCGCAACTTGCTTTGCGTAGACTTCCAAAGGAAGGCCCAGCCGCTTGGCAAGGTTAACTTGTGATTGCGTCAGCACGATCTTTCGGGGCGCGGTGCTACGGGTGGCGGGTGCAACTACAGCAGATTTCTTTGCCGGCTTCTCTGAGGAAAACGCTTCAGGGAAAACCTTCCGTACTTCCGAGTTGATTTTCTCGTAATACTCACTGCTCGTCGGACTTACTCCACTCTCCACAAGTTCATTGTGAATCTCCAAAGCAACCGCAGTCATGCGGCGATTACTCCCAAACCACTGATTGGATTCTTGCCACGCAAGTGCCTGGGAGTCTGCTTTTGGTTCCGGTGCGGGTTGTACCGCAGGTTTGATTTGTTGTAAAGGGGCTGGCCGGTAGTTATTTACTCGGTCTGCCTTGATTTTTGCCGCAGTAAGTTCTTCCTGGGCACTAACAAGTGCATCTGCATCACCGGATTCGTATGCCTGTTTGTACTTGACCTTAGCCTGGTCAACCTCATTGGCAACCACTTGCTTTGCCTGGGCCAGCAACGCTTCTTGGCCTTTGCCAAGACTGCCTTGTAGCTTTTGGTTTTCTTCAACAAGGTTTTGAGCAAGACGCAAAGCCTCTTCTCGTTCACGCAAAGCGGCCTCTTTGGCGCGACGTTCTTCGTGGTAACCCTTGGAGAAGTGCTGAATCCGCTTCTTGACGCTTTCCGAATACTGCGTCAACTCGTCGTCGGTAACTTCTGCGGGCGGCTCCTTCATAGGAGTACGGCCACGATCCGGCTCAGGAGTGTCGTCTACAACCTCGATTTCCGGTTCGCCTTCGACCTCAAATTCAACCTTGGACTCCGTGGACTCCTCGGCTTCGTGGGGGAACTTGAATGCTTGTTTCTCAAAGTCTGCCATGATTAGCTCCTCGAAACGCCGCGCGGGTCTTGAACAACAGCTTCAACGGAGTCATCGTTGATGATCCGCATTTCCTGCCCGTGAATCTTGATGCGAGTGCCAGTATTGGGTCGCACAAGAACGAAGTCTCCTACCTTGCAGGACGGTCCATTCGGGAATCTAGCTTTGTCACCGTAGGCGTCAGGCCCCATCTTCACCACAAACAGCACAGGCGAAAGCACTTCTTCAAAGTGCATGGTCTGTCCAGCTTTGAGAATACCGCTATCGTAAGCGTCCTCAATGTTTGGAAGCGCACACAGAAGATGGTAGGTCACAGGGTCAGGCAGTTGCTTTGCCTTTTCCTCTGCGGCCTGCATCTCTGCTTGAATGTGGCCTGGGAGAACAAGTTCAGTCATCGGATCGCTCCATTTTTTGCGCAAGGTCTTTGATTAGAAAATAAGCCAGCGAGAGACCCCGAGCCTCGCCAGTTATGCTCTTGTACTCAGGGAAATCTTTTGCGGCACCTGAGTTAATCGCCTGCAAAATCAATTCGCGGCGTTGTTCCAGTTCTTTCAAAACTACGTCAAACGCAGTAGTCATGAATTACTCCTTGGGTTGAGACTTCATCATTTGTTGACGAGCCTGAAATGCTGCGGACTGAGCCTGTTGCCGCAGTTTCTGTTGGTGAGTTTGTTCTTTCTGCCTCAGTTCCTGATTTGACTTCGCAGCCTTGGCGGCAATTTCTTGCTGCGCCATGAGTGCTTTCATTTGAGGGTTATCGCCCTGCTTGCGTTGAGCGTCAATAGCTAGGCGAGCTTTCTCAATCTCCAGTTTGCCTTGGGCAATTTGGAAGTCGTACTGGTCGTTTTGAGCCTTGCGCTGCATTTCAGCTTGCTTCAGTTGAAGCTCTTGCTGAGCCATTTGAAGTTCAGGATTCTGAGCCTGCTGCTGAGCCTGCTGTTGCGCGGCCATTGCTTGGTTCTGTACCATCGTTCTTTGGGCCGCAGCAGCAATCAGCGGGGCCATAGCCTTCTCATCTTCTGGCGCAATGGGAGAATTGCTTTCCTCATCAAGCGAAGGCAGCGGCACGCCAAGTTGCATTTCAACCTGTGCGCGATAAGCAAATGCAGCGTGCTCGGCAATGTGAGAAGACAGCGCGGCCATCATTTGCTGGGCCATTGGGTTTTGCCCAAGAACAGCAGCAATGCTCGGATCTTGCATGAATGACTGGTGAACAGCCATGTGCGCCTGATGATCTTGATAGGCAAATGCTTTGATTGGATCAGACCTGAGAATTGCCATGTTCTCCGTCACGGGGTCACGCGGCTTTTGGTCGTCGTCAACAGGGACAAGTTTCTCGGCATTCTTGATTCCAAGCACTTCAAGCATTTGCCGATGGAGTCTTGGCAAGTCATAAATCTGCGGAGCACCTTGGGCCAGTTGCAGCGCAGCCTGATACTGCATGATACGCTGCGCCATGGTGGCGGCATTCGGGTCTGACACCGGAATGACTTCAACCAAGTCATAGTCAGACTGCTTCGCCCTGCGGTTTGCTCCTTCTGGCGTGTAGGAATACTCATCAGGCAAAAAGTCCCTGATGATTTCTTTTAGGAGCTTGAACTCCATGCGCAAGCTGGCATGAACTCTCGCCTGAACTGCGCTCATGGTCTTGAGTTGCCGCTCAAGAATTGCCAGCGTAGTTCCTACGGGAGCCTGGGCAGACATATCGCTGATCTTCAAATCAGCAATGGCTGCAAGCCTGCGGCCATCTTCCGTAATCTTATCCAGCAGCATTGAAAGAACCTGGCTAGGCTCTTTGTACGGCAGCGTCATGATGTTGTCGCGCACCGTTCCGCTGGGGATGTCTACATCTCGAAATTCGCCAGGAGCGATGGGCGTGTCGTCGCCCTTGATGCGAAGCCCTCGGGACTTTAGGCCACCGGGCAGGTTGGACAGGGTTCCAGCGTCAACCAGCTGCCTAATGATGGAAGTGCCAGCGCGAGCATAACCACCAATAAGGTGGATATAACCCAGACCGTAAGAGCCAAAACCAGGGATATAGGTGTACTGGACGAAGTGCTGCCGCTTGACTCTTCGCTTGTCTGACTCTTCCCAGTTTCTTCGGATGGACAGGACATTGCTCGTTCCCCTTTCAATGCTCACCACATAGGGAAGCGCAATTCCATCTTCATCCTCATGGCCCGGCATGTCCCAGTCAACGTGGACTTCAAGAATTTGGTATCGCTCGTCGTCGCTCAGCGAGTAGCCCTGATCTTCCGCCTTCTTTTTTTCAATGTCAGACAGAATTCGACTTGGTTCGCCAAGGTCTACGTCCCTGTAGAAGCCAGCGACCTGAAGTTTCTTGATTTCGTTCTTGGTTTTCCGCATCACATGCGTTACACGCTCAGCCGTGTAAACATTGGACGCGCCATAGGGAATGATTAGGTCTTCTGCCGGGACAAAAGGCGCAGCCGGAAGCTCAGTGCTTGGGTCCGGGTATAGTTTCTTGAACGCAGAGCCGACAAGTCCGAGATTGAACAGCATTCGCTCATGCTCTGAACGGTAGTCAATCATCTTTTCCGTCAGCGTGTAGTTCATGTCGTCACGAACTCGCTCGGCAGACTCTTCTTTAGCCCTGTCTGACGCGCCGATGATCTGAGTTTTGACTGGGCCTTGAGCCGGGAACGTCTCAGTAATCATTTCAGACTGAAAACGTACAGCCGCCTCAGTCAAAAGGGGAGAAAACACTCCACACGCACCGCTCCACGGCTCGGTTCGCTCTTCGTACTTCATGCCAAGGACTTCCAGGCCCTTGACATACATCTCAACCCAATCTTTTCGTGAGTTGATGTCTGCATCTACGAGAGAAACAATCTCTTCCGCGATGGATTGCAGGTCTTTTTCATCAATTGACTCTGCCAGATTTGCATTGAAGTCTTCTTCAGTCTCATCTTCCGGCATCAGGTCAATTTCAACACCATCAATTCCAATCTTGAGAGACTCTGGATCTTCAATTTCAATCTCGATGACTGGTTCTTCGGTCATCATTTCCATGTCCATAGGGACAAGACTGGAATCAATGTTTGTTGCCATGTTCAATCCTTAATAAAACGCTGCTTTGCGCTTGAACGAACGAGTTTCTTCCTTCTCGTCGGTCTGAAGTCGCAAGAATCCACCTTGCCGGAACCTGATTAGTGCCTGGCAAGCGCTGTCGGAAAGGTCGTCATGCTCCGCATTTGGGAAAGCGGCCATGTTTTCAATGAGTTCTCTAGCCCATCGGGTGTCTGGTGCCCACACTTTACCCGATTGGAACAAGTCTGCCACGGAATTCATCCGTACAAACTTATCATTTCCTCTGCTTGGTGTGTATTCTGACACCGGAATCCCTTGAGCCCGAAGCTCAAAAATGAGCGGGGCGCCAGCGGCTTTGGCTTCAACCACGAAAGCATCGGGCTCCCACTCTATATAGTGAGCGCGAGCCTTTTCTTTCAGTTCAGGGAACTCCATGCGCTTCTGAAACGAGTCAAGCAGGATGACGTTTACATCCGTCTCGTCCTCGTTCATGTGGAAAACTCCCCATGTAGTACAAGCGGAGTAGTCGTTTCTTTCACCTTTTGTGAAGGCCGTGTCCCAAGACTGGATGATGAACTCACACGGAGGCGGGTCGTCCCTCTCCCAAATCTTCCACCACTCCCGCTTAACAATGGCACCTTCTTCGGCAGTGGGTCTTTGTTGGTACTGAGAGTTCCACTTAGCCGGGGGAAGTTCGTCTTTTAGGGCTGTCAGTTCACCAAGCGACCAAAACTCAGGCCATAGGGGCTTGCCGGATGGCATGATGGCCGGAAGCTCAATAACTTCCCACTCATCTTCTTTACCAAGCTCTCCAGCCGCCTTGAGTACGCGACCAATTAAGTCTCTTTTGGACCATCGGGTGGCAATTAAAACTATAGCCCCGTTGGGTTGAAGACGCTGCCGTGGGCCTGACGTATACCACTCATAAGATTTGTCGTAAATCTCAGGCTGGAACGAAGCAAGCGCGGCCTCGCCCTCGGTATGCGGGTCATCGATTATGCAAAGATCAGCGCCACGGCCAGTCATCGTGCCGCCAACGCCAATGGCGAAGTATTCACCTTCTTTGTTAGTGCTCCATCGGCCAGCGGCTTTTGAGTCTTGGCGCAAAGACACGCCAGGAAATATGTTGGCGTACTGATCGCTCATCACAAGGTTTCGGACCTTTCGGCCAAAGCCAACAGCAAGTTCGCCAGTATTTGAGGCTTGCATTACCTTCTTGTTTGGAAACTTTCCCAAGTACCAAGACGGAAAAAGGAAAGACCCAAATTCCGATTTTGTATGCCGTGGTGGGAGAGAGATACAAAGCCGCTTCAGTTTTCCTTCGGCAATCTCTTCAAACTTCTTTGCCATCAAAGCATGATGTCTGCCGTGAATGAACCCCGGCCACATCTTCTTCACGTAGGCCATGAAGCTCTCTTGGCACTTCTCCCGCTCTAGCGCGTCCTTGTATTCCTGCACTTGCTGTAGCAGTTTTTCATGGTCAGCAGGATTGAGACTGGCTATCAAGTCATCTAGCTTCATAGCTTATTCCATGCCTCGGAACGAGATATATGTGGGCCGAATGGTTCTACCCATTCCCTCGACTCTCTTGATAGCGCCAATTTTTACAAGCCGGTCCACGATCTTTTTTGTAGAGCCAATGCCAGGCTTGCCTCTCATTTCGCAGATGTTCCGCAGGCTAGGAGAGTAGCCGTACTTTTCCCACCACACATCAATGGCAAGGAACACTTCCTTCTGAGCCTCTGTCATTCCCATCTCCATGACTTCTTCACGCGAGCCATAAACTTTCCGCAGGTCGCTCTGAAGAACTTTTTTTGTGCGCCACTTGCGTTTCGCTGAAATATCCTTTGGAATCAACAACTTATCCACGTTTCCTCAAGTGTCACTTTAGAAGTGCTAGTTTTAGCACCTCGATAAATTTTTTTTGCTACCCCCCCGGGGTGCTAGTTTTGGCAGTCAAAGGGGGGGGTGTTCCTATATAGAGGGGGTGCTAGTTTTAGCGGGGAGAAATTTTTTGTGGGTGCTAGTTTTAGCAGTGCTAGTTTTGGCGGTTGGTTGCGGAACCATATCGTTTGTGTGGAATGGGTTTGGGAGCGTGTCATTCGTGTGGAATGGATGGGAGAGCAGATCATTTGTGTGGAATGGTATGTCAAGTCCAGTGGGACTCCGCTCACACCACAGCCCCCTCCCCCCCTCCGGTGGGGTCCAGCCTAGCCCGTTTCACTCTCGCCCGTCGTCCAGGCGCGGCGCCTCAGGCGCTTCAGACTCTAGGGTTCTCGAGGCGTCCTCCGGGGCGCTAGTTTTAGCGGCTGCATCCGTGGCGCTAGTTTTAGCACCCTCGCCCGCAAGCTCAGCTAGTAGGCTGTCGGCCTCGATCACTGTCGCATCCGAAGCGCCTAGCGTTATCAGGCCGCGAAGCTCTTGCATCACGCGGGCGCGCGCATCCTCGCTGCTAGATATAGTGCGGACCTCCTTCCGCTCGGTGAAGGCTGCCACCTCGGTAACCGTGCCGAGAACCTTAGCGGCTGCGGTGATCTGGCCAGGCTTTGATTCGGGGTCTACAATCACTTTTACGAGGGATTGGATGACTAATTCGCGCAGAGCGGCGGGGGTTCGATGTTTCGCCGCCTCTATCGCAAGCTCGTAAGCCTCTATCTCGCGTGTTATGCGCGGGTCGTCTGCCAGCCTATAGGGTTCGCTGCTCATGGTGCGCCTGCTTGTTACGTCGTAAGCTGCTCTGTACGCGTCTGCTTTAGTCGCGCCTCGTGCTATCTCGTGTGCGAATTTGCGCTGCTTGGCTGTAAGCTGGCCCGCTGCCTGTCTGCCTAGGATCGCTTCTATCGGCATTGTCTCTGCGGCTTCCTGCAACTGCTTTCTGCTTAGCTTCACTTGGTAGTTTCCCTACTGTAGTTTTTTACAGTATAGGGGAACAGGGGGGAAAATCAATCGGGCCGCTGCTCGCCCTGCTCGCTGCTAGGGGCGCGCGCCCGGCCCGCAGCGCATCCGCCAGCCTGGCACTGTACGGAAACCCATTAGGGAAAGTCCTAGTGCACAAGGTCCATGCAAGGGCCGACATTACTGCATGCGCTGCACCCTGGCAGCGCAGCAACCCCGGAGCATAGACCATGCGTGTAGGTTCAAATTTTGTCCTGACACTGAGCATACGCGAGGCATACGTGGTGCAGTTGATCGAGGTTTGCGCACCTCGAAGCAAATTTGACAGCGACATATACAGAGTCCGCCTACCAAGCGGCGGGGTTCTGCGTGTCTCGCGGGATCAACTCCGCGCCACATCCAACTAGGAGCAACCAACCATGTACACACTCGCCCTTTCCGTTATCAACGACTCCGCGTCATACGATGCGCGCCGCCATGCCGCTAGTAAGTTGATTCAGGGCTACTATGGCCGCGCCGAGTTTTTGCGCTCGATTCGGGAAATCTGCAATGACAAAGCCCGCGCCGAGCGCGCTCAATTCGGTGTCAAGATCAAGGCCGCAGACATTACCGCGCAAGCCGGCGAAGTGGCAGAAAACGCCCTCAGCCATGCCCGCGACAATATCCTCACCCACTACACCGGGGAGCGGTGCCACGCGGTAATCCGTCGCTGGTGGGACAAGGCGAACGGGAACAGCTACTACAGCGTTTCGATTCGCATCCCTCAGGAAAAAGGGCAGTTCACGCTCTACAAGGTACCGATGGATTACGGTTATGGAAGTCAGCCCGAGTGGGAGACCATCGCCGCGTTGGTTGGCCTGGGCCTTTTCGAGCGCGCAGAGCACGATGCCCCGGGTAGCTACCCGGTGGATTTTGAGGACCAAGGCTACATGAAAAAGGGGATGCTCTGATGCAGACCTACACAATCCGCCATGGCTCTATTGCAGCCGTCCAGCACGTTACCCGGCCTGACGGGTCCGTGGTCTATGTCACGGATTCCAAAGAGCCCGACAGGGACAAAGACGCGCTACCGCCACCCGTCTTGGCCGCAATCAATCGGCAATTTGGGATCATCTTCGCCCTGCCCTATGCGCAGCGCCAAGGGTTTATTGACGCGCCTCCGTTCCTTTTACCGTGGAGGTCGAAGCATGAGCCCCGCAGATCGTGCTATCGCTGGCGCGTTTTGCCTCACCATCCTGCTAATTTTGGCAGGGGTCATTTAACACTGTTGCGCGCTCTGCGCGCCGAAAGGAATATCGTGCAAACTGGTTATCTATCATTTTCGTGCGGCGCTTATCGCGTCATTGTGCAGGGGATGCCGATCTGCAAAGATGGACCGCGAGCTGACGCCATGCGCGCCGCCGAATCGCTCCGCGTCAAGCTAAAGCCGGAGGCATGGAACGGCGACCGGGGCGAGTGGGTTCACGCCGACACAATCGAGGACTGACGCGACCGGCACCTATAGCCCCTGCTGGGGGGCTATGGGGGCATGTTGCCCGAACGGAAGCAAAACATGAGCGAATATCAGGAACTCGGATACGAAAACCGCCGCGCCTATCTCGAATCGCTGGCGCAGGAATACCCGCGAGATGCAGTGTTTGCCCTGGCCTCGATGCTAGGGCCGTCAGAGGACTTCGACGGCCTCGTAACTGCTCTAGAAGATGCGGAGTTTGACGAATGAAAGCCCAACAACAAGACCCGGCCACCTATGGCGCAGAATCCGATGACGCGATCATCGGGCGCGCCCTGGCCATCCTGCGCGCCCGGATGAACACCGGCCCTGTTTTCTCGACGCCTCGGACCGTGCGCGACTATCTCACGCTCCAGCTACGGCGCGAGCACGAGGTTTTCGCCGTGCTTTTCCTCGACAGCCAACACCGGCTGATCGCCCTGGAAGAGATGTTCCGGGGCACGCTATCGCAGACCAGCGTTTATCCGCGCGAGGTGGTGAAACGCGCACTAGAACTCAACGCGGGCGCGGTCGTGCTTGCCCACAATCACCCGTCCGGCCTGCCTGAGCCGTCGCGGGCCGACGAATACCTGACGCAGACGCTGAAGAGCACGCTAAATCTGATTGATGTGCGCGTGCTTGACCACATCATCATCGGTGGTGCGGATAGTGTCAGCATGGCCGAAAGGGGGCTGCTGTGAGGACCGAACGAGACGCTAACCGCGCCCTTGCCGATACCGTGGCCGACCGGGAAGCCCTCCGCGCCCAGTTCGCCCGCATTAAGCCCGCACCGGCTCGGCCTGGCATCCTGGCCCGCCTTCTGCGCCTCCTGCGACGATAGCAGCTAGCCCCCGCTTGGGGGCCTGCTGGTGGCGTTGTGCCCCCTACAGAGGATTGACAAAATGTGGACTTACAAGCGCGCCCCTGTGAATGTTCGAGCGGACTGGACCGTTTACGATGGGGCTTCCATCGTCGGCGACGTCCTGCAATCTGATGAATCCGTGGCCCGGCTTATCGCTGCCGCGCCGGAACTGCTGGCCGCTCTTTCAGGTTTTATTGAGTGGGCTGAACTGATGGGCACGGACGAGCGGAATTCCCGCTTGATCGCCGCCCGTGCTGCTATCGCCCGCGCCACTTCGGAGGACTGACACCATGAACGCATTTATCAGGACTGAGAAGGGGCTTTTCAAAGCCTATCGGCGTGGGCTTGACTGGCAGATTGTCGGCCCGCAATTCGAGCGCTGGTTTTCTGTCTGGCAGAGTGATGTTTTGGGCTCGCTCATGCGGGCTCTTGACTACGTGCCGGGGCACGACCGAACTGTCGAGATTGTTTCTCTGAAGGAGGACTGAACCATGGCTACAGATGATTATCTCAATAAGGCGATGATCCAATCTCAATCGGTTTTGACTGATTTGCTTGACGCCCTGAAGGGCGCTGACGCAGTTACCGCCCTGGTTTTGATGCCGATTATTTCCGATGCCGCCCGCATAAAGGCGACTATCGAAGGACTGATTCATGCAAGGAGTGATAAATGATCTATTCAAACACCGCCCGCTGCGCCCGTTGGGGCGCCGAAAAAGGAGCCCGCCGCGTCGCTGGCCTCACCCGATCAGAGCGCGAAGCCGTGCGCGCTGGCCTGGAAGTGCGGTTTACGGGTTGTCCCCTAGTCGATGGCACCACCGAACGACGCATAATTTTTACTGGCGGGAGGTTCTTCGCCCGCCTTCCTAAGGAGTGACCGCATGACAAACATCTTTTACTGGACCCTTTGCCTGCTCTGCCTGGCGCTGGCCGTGCTTATCGGGACGCTGGGCTACATCGGGGCCATCGACCCGATTCTGGCCGGGTCCGGGTGCATTGCTGCCATGCTGACGGGATGGGTTTGCGCGTGGGCCGCTGATGAAGCGTGTTAACACACGGGACCGAACGATGGAGTTCGCCCCTGCCGGGATCGGCATGGATCATCGGCGTTTGTTTCTCTGCGGCCACAAGGGCAGCACGACGGGCGCCAGCTATCGGAAGGGCATCGGATACATCCTTTGCCCGGTTTGTAACGCAAAGAAGGAGCAAAAGTGAAGACCATCTATCACATCGACATCACCGACGGCGTGATCAAGTTCGACCACGCCACCGCACCGCGTGTGGCAAACGATTACCACGCGCCCAATGCGAAGCAGTATTTCGCAGCGCGCGGCAAAGCAAAGCCCGAGCCCATCACTGTGCGCGGCTGGCCGTTCGCCAAGGTGTACATGACTCAAGGCACCGAAGAAAACGGCCAAGCCGTTGCTTGGGCCTGAACTTTTACAAAGAAGGAGAGCAAAAGTGAACGCTGACCACATCATTGCCAGGAACGTGGGCAAGCACGCTCAGGACGGGTGCATCAACGAGAACGCAGTGCGCTATGAGCATGAGCGCTCAATCCGCGACCTTGTTGCGGAACTCAACACCCTGCGCGGGGTGGGCCAAAACGCGGCTAACGGCTGCGTGATTTTCACCATGCCGCTGGAGGACGCCGAGGTCATGGTCGAATTCGAGATTGAGCCCGCATCGGGGGACGGGTGGGATGAACCCCGTTACGAGCGGAGCATCTCCGCGACCGCTGCATTTATCGGCGGGGTCTGGGTGCCCGCGTCGATTTTCCAGTTGCACATCACCGAGCAGTGGGAGGCATTGGCGACCGATATGATTGACGACGAAGCTGAAGCTGCCGCCGAGTCCGCAGCCGAGGCCCGCGCTGAAGACCTCCGCCTGAGGTTGGCGGAATGAAGCGCGTGATCGTGGAGCCCGACCGCTACGGGCGAACCGGGATCGGCGTCGGGGCAGCTTGCGTGCGCTCAGACTGGCGCAATGAAGCGGTGGACTACTGCCTAGACGCGCCCGCTTTCCTGGCCCGTGGCAGCGTGACCGGGAGCGAGCATGACACGCCGCGAGAGCAGATCGAGTACCTCAGTCACACCATACACAGACCATAAAACAACAACCCGCTTCGGCGGGTTTTTTGTGCTTGACTCACGCTAAGGACTGACCTATGATGTCGGCGTTGGCGTGGAAACCGACAGAGATAGGCCGATTACTCATGCTTCCGCCCTCGCAAGAGGGTTTCCACCGGGAGCAGTAGTAATCGGCCTTTTTTGTTTTTCACGCCAGCCATCTTGGGGGAAGGTCCAGATGACAGAGAAATTGATGTTGCCGATGGCCGAAAATGCGGGCCGAGACTACGCAGTAACTTTGTCAGAGCAGCAGGACCTTGCTCGTAGATATGGGCTGTCACTGATCGCCGTGAAGGCATCTCTCGAAGACTTGCGAAGCCGCATGCTAAGCGGCGAGGTTGTCCCACAAAAGACGGCCACCAAGACAAAAAGAGTCATTGACGCTCATATCGAAAGCAGTAATGCCGTCAAGCGTCAGGGCGCGTTAGCTAACGGGGCAGATATCTCCCGCACCCAGAAAAGACCTAGCCGGATTAGGGACCGGCCCATCTGTTAATCGAGCCGGGTGGACACAGGAAGTTGCGCGAGTCTGTGGGGAAACCGAGTCAAGCATGTAGGACGTAAGCGGTAAGCCAGAGGTGGCAGGGTGTACCGGGCTAAGGCCAAAAAACACTACTCGGATGGAAACAGCGCACGGCAAGGGGAAGCGTATTTTTGCTCCCCGACCGAACTTGGGCCACGGGTGAATTCCGTGGTTGGAGCGCCAAAGGATAGGCCTCTACGTTAGCGGGGGGTCATCCGGTGGCGGCTCGATCTATGGGGAAGCGAATGAACTACAGAATAGGCCAAGAACTCTGGTGGATGCCAGTCTATTTCCGGTGGGATGTGCCTGACATTGTGACTGTCGTGAGGACATACCGCTGCGGAGCCGCCCTACTATCAAACCATCAGTCGGTAGACTCTGAAGGCGTTGCGGAGTGGGACAACGGCATCCTCCTGGGCAAGGTAGATACACTGTAAGAAATTACAGTATTGCATCAACATCCCTGGCATGGGAACATAAGCTGCCATTCCGGCAAACAGGAGATAGCCTTGAAGAAGATCGCCGTATTTTTTACCGTTGCACTTTTCGCCACCGTTGCCGCAGCTTATATCTGCCGCTATTACACGGTGACGGTCAACGATAAGACGCTTTACTGTACCGAGTGCTGCTCTGGCACCGGTTCTCTGCGGACCTGCAACGTGACTTGCAATTGACCACGGTAGTAAACATCACCCTCATCCAAGAGGGTGACAAAATTAGCGTCAGGTCTGATTCCGTGGGCCAGGATGAACAGGTTCTTGCCCTTGGTCTACAGCTAATCGGCCATCTTTCCTACCTTGAGCTTAGCAATTCATTGTTAACGGTGGAAATGCCGACGCTATCAAGCGGTACTCATTAGTCCCAATGCCTGCGCCCGAGAGCCGGGCTTTGCTCGCTTTGCACCTTGCGCCATATCTGCTCCAGGCCAGCACGCATGTACGGCTGACCGTTTCGGTAAGCCTTCCAGCGCCGCACATCACGCGGGTCGGGCACTAGGTGCAGATCAATGACGACGCCGTTGCAATCAAGCAGCAGCCTTCCTGGCTGGCGGTTGTCGTCACGCTGACCTACAGGCGCGGCCATGCGGTTCGCTGATCGCGTGCCTTGCGCTGCGGATTGCTGGCGGTCGGTGTAGTGCTGCATTTTTGAGCGGTTTCCGTTAACGATCAGCCGATAACACGTTAGGCCCAAAAAAATCAGTGCTTGGTCGCGGACCCACAAACCACCGACCGGAATCCTTCCAGATAACCGCGTCCTGCCCTGCTTCGCGGCGGCGT